GAGTCCAAAAGTCCCTGGGTGGAAAGTAATATTATACACCCAGGGACGGGGACACCCCGTCACATATAAATAGACCCCGACCCCCCTCCCGTTTGTGTGCGCGATTTTTCGTCCAATCGCAAAAATGGCTCATTGCATGATATGCAACGCACCTGAACCATTTTCCCCCGACTGGATCTGCAGCACTTGCAAGGATGCCCTACAAACGAAGAAGCTACCGCAGGGCCCCGTACAGGGTTCGTGCATTACCGAGACGCACGACGAGAACAAAGAGAACATACCGCCGGTCCGCCGTTCGTAAAAAGGTGTACCGTAAGAAGCGGTATGCAAGACGTGTCCTCAATGTCTCGACACGCAAGAAACAGGACAACATGCAGCCAATGGTTATCAATGTCACTGGTCCACCTGACACACCGACGCCTGGCCCCTTCCAGATGAATGCATCGGATGGGCTGCAGATATGCTTGTGGAATGCAACCTGGCGTCCAAAGCTAACCCAACTTGGTGGTGCACAGCCCACCGTCGACGATGATGCTACTCGTACATCAACAAGAACATGGATGAGAGGCTTAGCCGAACGAATCGAGATCCAGACTTCTGGTTCAGCTGCATGGGAGTGGAGACGCATCACTTTCACATTCTTCTCCAATCATTTCTACCTCTTCAACGACGATCCCCTCAACAATGGTACCGCTGTCCGTTACAACATAGAAACTAATACCGGTGTTAATCGCGCTCTCACATTCTTCAATGGTGGTAACACAAACGACGCAGCTTTGGTCACGCAATTGTTTGCGTATGTTTTCAAGGGTGCCCAAGACACTGATTGGCGCAACCCCATGACTGCGAAGACACATTCCGACAGGGTCCGCATCAAATCAGATCACACCACGTTGATACGTTCCGGGAACGATGCAGGTATTATCAAGAAATACCGAAAGTACCACCCGATGAATCGTACTCTCATATACGATGAAGACGAAGTTGGTGGTGTTGTTGGTGATGGTGTGTTGTCAGCTGCTGTTAATGCATCAATGGGAGATTACTACGTTTTGGACATTTTTAAGCCAACTTTGGCTGCACAAGAGACGGAGGAATCATTGACTTTTGCGCCTGAAGCTACTCTGTATTGGCATGAACGATAGGTTCTGTCAAGTGAATGAAAGTACAGTTTCCCTCTAACCAACGAATGTCCGTATCTGTTAAGTGTGCCTCATGCCTTGGATCATCATTGCTCAGCCATATGCAAGGCTTACCCCACTCGATAAGGACAGGATCCTTGTACAAGACTTTAACCTGGAAGTTTGCCTGACACCCTAACCAATTCTTGAACTGAGGTACATACTTTAGCTGCATGTCATCGAAAATGGCATAGTCTGCATCCTTGTACCTCATAGCCTCACTACCTGAATATAGACCACAGAAGTAGATGTGGTTACCTAGGCTCCTAGCCCATACTGTCTTGCCAAGTCTAGTGTCTCCATACAAGACAAGGGATTTCCTTCTACACACAGTTAGCTTGTAATTCAAGCCCCGCAGGGTAAGGCAGAGATGCTTTCCCTTCGCAGACTGAGGGGGGTCAGGTCAAGCGAGGCAGCGCCTCCTCCCGGAGGGCCAGGAGGACCCCCCGAAGGATAGCGCACACATTCTGAGACTTAGCACTGACCTTCGTCCGTCGGATCCGTCAACATGCAGTAAGTTGTCCTCTCTCCAGCTATCCAATTCAGGAACTCCCTCAAGTCTGAACACCAATTGCTGTGGATGGCAGTATTGTTGAATTCTCGGAGCGAATCGGCGCTTAGCATATGACTCAAGGGACGGATGGTTCCGCAGGAGTAAGCCTGGAGCCATTTCTCGCACAGCGTCCCAAAACGCATGCTCGTCTTCGATGCTGACGAGCGTTGCCATCGTATTATCAGTTGGTACATTTGATCTTCGGCCAGACGTTCCGCCGTCGTCGGGCCGTTCGAGCCCACCGCCCACAACATCTCCATCTTTGATCGCGTAGTCGTACGCAGTTCCAGGAGTGCCTCGAGATGGTTGGATGTTTGGATGGAAGCGTCCCACATCCGCGAATACATGTCGTCTGAATCTACGCTTTCGTCCAAAGTCAACGAAACAATGGAGGTGAGTACCCTCATCAGCGTGACGCTCTCTGCCAATGATGCACTCTGCTGCAAGGCTGGAAAAGTGGTCGACAACGTCGAATGCATCAAGGCCATCGCATTGACTGTACGTAAAGAGTCCATATCTGGCATGAAAATCGAATTCTGGCAT